AGGGTTTGCGAGGCGGTATTTGTCTGTAAGTAATTCATTTACCTACAAATATAATTAAACAGTAGGTGCTTCTACATCAATGTCGGCAAAATTGTCAAAAGGAATTGAAGTGAATGGCTCTAACAAATATGCTTTATTTTGTTCTTCAGCAGTAAATGTAATTGTGTATCCATTCAAGTCACCTTTGGCAGTACCAGTTGTGCTTGATGCAGCAGTAACTTCAGCACCATCGAAACGGCCAATCATAAAGATGTTGTTGTTGTTATCTTGAACAAAAACAGCCAAACGATTCTTTGCCATCAATTCTAAATTTGATCTACGTGCAGCACTCATTGTAAAGAATGTTGCAGTGATTGTTTGAGTATAGAAAATCGTTCCATTCTCAACAGATGATGCAACTTCTTCTGTGAAATTACCAGTGTGCTTTGGACATATAAATTTGTACACTTTAGCTTCAGGTAAAGTCACAATATATCCGTTCAAATCCGTAGTAATTCCACTCAAGAAATCTCCGTGGTTGCCTATATACAAGGCTTTGATGCCGCCAATCGATTCTTTACAATCCAATTGGAATCCAGCCGTTAACTCACAAATAGCCATATTATTATATTTTTTTTATAGTTAAAATAAAGGGAAGGCAGAATTAACCACCTTCCCCTTTACTTGTGGTTAAATTAGTTGTGACCGATTACGCAGTCAGCATAAACACCTACTTCAACTCCAGTACGGAATCTCATAGCCATACGAACGTTGTCAGATGCATCAGTCATTGACATATCAACAACTTTAACTTCAGCGTAGTCAGAACTTGCATCAACACCTACAAACAAGTTTTGAGGTTGAGCAGCAATGATTGTTCCTGCGCTGATACCTGGACATACATAGATATCGTAACCGTTGAATTGCAAGTTGAAATCAGCAGCAGCAGAGAACATTTGCAAGTAACCTTGAGCAGCAACCGCTTGACGGTAGAATTGTGCAGATGCACGATTCATATACAACTTGGTATCGGGTGAACCAATCAAAGTAGCAGGTAAAGCGTTGATCAAAGTGTTCAAGTTTGCGATAATGTTGGTTGCAGAAAGAGGAGTTAAACCTGCACCAGTCCAAGTGATATCAGCACCACCAGTCAAAGTTGCAATTAACTTCTTTTCAAATCCATCAAATGAAGAATAAGTACCTGCAGTGTTACCTTGCCAAATAGTGTACTCAATTGTTTCAGCAACTTTACCCGCAGCATATCCTATTAAGAAATCAGCGAAGTTAGTTGGAACAACATCATTGATGAATCCACGACCTGTTTGAGCAGCTTCCCAATCACGAGCGAAATCAGACTTGCACAATTCCAAGTTAACTTTCAAATCAGATACAGTCAAAACTGACTCATCTAAATTCAAAGAACCTGCTTGTGTAAAGTCACAAGTAGTACCGCTTTGAAGCAAAGATGCAGCGTTTGACAATCTTTTCAAAACTGCCTTGAACTTCACACCTTCTTTAAGAGTTACATAGTTTTTAGCAAGAGTGTCTCCAGACAACATTGCTGCGTTGATGTAAGGCAACGCTAATTCACCTGCGTAGGTTGAACTGTTAATAGTTAAGCTATCAGCCATTTTTTCTTTTTTTTATTTATTATTTGTACTTGTTTATAATTGAGAAGATTCTATTTTTAGAATCCATTTTAGCCAAATTGATAGGCTCTGATTTTGCAACTGTTGTTGATTTCTTTACGCTATCAACTGCAGGTTGCTTTGACATCTTTTCGATTGTAGATGAAAGAGTTTCTTTCTCTGCATTCAAAGCAGCAATTTTAGCTTCGAAAGCTTCAACCAATGAATTGATTGTAGACTCGAACTCCTCTTTGCTCACACCTTCAAACGCAGCTTGTTTTTCTTCTTCGATTTCGATTTCAACCTTTGGTTCTTCTTCCATTGGCTCTTTGATCTCGGTGATTACACCACCTGCAACCACAATAATTTTACCTTCAGCAGTTGTGTGTTCTCCATCGGGTGCAGGAACTGGATTACCATCCCCATCCATAATGAAAAGTTCACTACCTACTGCAAATTCAGCATCGGGAGAATACACCTCCGTGCCATCAGCCAAAACGGCCATTGCCATTTGAGCTTCTTTTGTGATTTCCCCTTCTGCTGACAACTGAATACCAAAGGCCTTCAAGCGGTCTGCATATTTGGAAACGATTTCACTTACTTTGTTCATATCTATGTTTTACTTTTTCTTTGAGTAAGTAGCAAAACACCTAATTTTGTTCCAGTTGTAATGTGTTTTTTTAGTTTGTTTAGTTGTTTCGGTTTCACAAGAAAGCCCCCCAAACGTGGAGGGCTTTTTTGTCGGGTAAATAAAACACCTGCACAAGGTGTAATCGTTACAACCCACTCAATTCATTCTCGAGTTCTTTCATTATCTTTTCGATTTCTTGCTGAGTCATATACTCATCACTGATTTCAGTAAAGAATCCTTCCAATGAAAAGCCTTTAACGTCACCTTGCTTAATGGATGCCCACACCTCATCGTTATCAATCTTCATTCCAATGCACCACGTGCCTTCAGGAAATGAGAATCCAAAGTTTTGTGACTTATCGTGTTCACCTTCCACTATCCAAGACTCCACAACCGTACATCCCACAACTGGAATCTGATGCTCTAAATTGGAGTTGTGATGCATATTTCTTTTTAGATATTCCTGCGCAATTTTATTGATGGTTTCTTTCGAGTATTTGCAGTAGTATTCACGTTGCATCGAATCAACTCGGTAGATCAATTGCTCGGGAATCATAACCGCACCATACACCATCTTGCGTTCACCTTCCTCAATGGCCGCTTGTTGCACCTTGCGAGTTTTGGACAATGCCACAAAGTCAACTTCAATTGCAGGATTCTCAACTAATGACATTGCGTGAACACCCAAATAACCGCTATCGTCTATTGTGTACTCAATGACTTTTACTTCTTCTTCTTTCATATTTACTTTATTAATTTTGATTGGTCTAATATCTTTTGTTGTGCATCTTGTGCCGACGTTACATTAGTAGCTAAAACGTAAGATTGTATCGGTTGCGCTTTCGTTTGTTGATTATTTAGGAAAGACAAATCCAAGGCAGGTGCGGAAGTAGAACCACCCCCACCACCTCCACCCAATGCACCCATTGAACCACCACCACTTGATGGACTTGATGCAGCACCCGCATTGAATTTCATTGCTGCAATCTTTGCTACATTCGCAGCACCCATAACACCCGCAGCTGCTGCAGCGATGAAACGTGAACCACCAATTAAAGTAGGGTCAGCTAATACATTTTGCACCGCTTGAACCGCACCAATACTCGCTTGTGTTAATTGTAAAGCTTTATTGACCTTGAAAGATTGCTTCGCATTTAGCACACCATTGGCAGTTAACGCATCCGCTAATGCACTCATACTACCTAATGCCATTTGCGCCATTTGCAAACGTGCTTGCATTTCACCTTCACTTATTGCCGTATTGGTTTCAGCACTTTGTTGAGTAGATGCAGTAATGCCTGCCAACATTGTTTGAGTGCTGGCTAATATTTGATCATTAGTGGCCTGCTTTCTTTCAAGTCCTTTTGATTCTATTACTACATCATCTTCAGCTTGTTTTTCTTGCATCATCAAAACATCAGCTTGATAAGATGCATCCAACTGCCTCAATAACTCTTTATTGCCGTGCGCTAACTTTTCTTTTTCTAAATACAAAAGACGAAGTTGCCTTATTTCTCTATCATCATTTGATAAAGTTTCTTGATATCTTTTCTCTTGTTCAGCTTTTAAGAATTCAGTTAGTGAACGTTGATCATCTTTTATTTTTTGAATTCTTTGTGCCTCCTTTTCAGCTGCTTCTTTGGCTAAACGTTCTTTCTCTTTATGAAGATGTTCAGCATCTTTGAGCGATTGTTCTTCTTGTTTCTTGCGTCTATCTTCTGCTTCCTTATCTAATTTCTTTTGATTCTCTGCACGTTCTGCAGCTTTACTATCAGTTAATCCGATGTAATCCAAAAAGTCAACTAATCCACCAGTAACTTTATCAATGGTTTCTTTGATGAATCCAAACATCTTACCCACCAATCCCCCTGCCTCAACTAACTTATCGAAATTCATCACAATTGCTGCGATGATTCCACCCAATAAAAAGATTGGGTTAAGTAGTAACGATTTACCCAAGTCCAACATCGTTGAACCGAAACCTTTTGCAGCTTTTGTAAGGTCACCAAACTTGAAATCTTTAACCGCACTTGATACCCCTTGCAACCCTTGTTGCGCTGCGCCAAAGTCAAGTGACAAAATAGATGAACCAATCATTGAGAAAGAGTTGTTCAACCTTTCCAATGGATCACCTGCTAATGTGTTAACGCCTTTGGATAAGTCACCAACTTTGTCGGTTAAATCCCCAAGCTTTCTTTGCACCTTTTCGAACTCTGCAGTCCCCTCATCTAATCTTAACAACTCGTCACGGAGTGCCTTCATCTGCGCCCTTACCGATTGCGCCTTTTGCTCTCCGTTACCTTTAATCTCGAATTCTAAAACTACTTTATTATCTGCCATCAGAATATCATTTTAATTATTTGATAAGTACCCCAAAGTAAAGTAGCAACTATTGCCATATTGATACAACCAGTTAGCCATTTTGGTAATTTATTTTGGTAGCTTTTCGCATCTGACTTGATGCCCATCTTTTGCATATCGCAAATGTTCTTAAATGTCTGCTGTGGATTATTCATAGTGATATTGTGTGTATATTATTTGAGCAGCAATGTTGATGTCGGTTAATGGATAAGATGAATTCTTGAGATAGACCAATGGTGCAAATGTTGAGCCTACCAAATCCAAATCAAGTTCAACGTCACCCGTTGTGCTATGCACGTTGGAATCAACTTGAGTTATATTTTTAATTGACAACCCACCGCTTTCAGCTAAATGCACGTTGAATTCAGATGTGATATTAACATCAATGCCGGTTATTGCATCAGCGTGAGCAGCTACAATCATTATTTTGATATACCATAATGATTCTGAAGGAACTGTGATATAACCACCTCTATCAGTTGTTAATGTAATTGGTGTTGTTGCATTTGTCCAATCACCAAAGCCACGCACTTGAATGATTCCACTTTGATATTGTCCTGCATATGCACCCGCGCCACCGAAGGTCGCACCATCGTTTAATACTTTTGCATATGAACCACCCACTAAACTATCTTTTATTCCAAATGTGACAACATTGTTTTGACCATAAACCATTGTATCTAAAACATTACGGTCAATAGTATTGTTGGGTGTTGAAATCAAAGTTGTATTAGCAGACCTTACGATGGGTACTTTTGTCAATAGTTCAGATCTATTGCCATCTTGCAAAGTCTTTGTTTTGCCATCTGGAATCTTTGCGTAGCATTGTGGATCAATCCAAATATAACCAAACCTATCACAACAAGCTTGGGTTGATGTTATTTTATTTCCTTCCGAATCAACAAAATTTATGTAACCTGATGTATCAATAACAGAATCGGGAACACCTAAACAATCTGGAGTTGCACTCACCATCTTGATGAGTTTCACCTTTACTGAATCTTGCATCCCTACCACGTAATCGCTAATATCTAAAATGCGATAGTATGCATCTTTGATAAATATTTTATCATTGAATTTGAATTGGTAAATATCCGCAAAGTCTAACGCAAAGAAAGCCTCAATGATTCTTGCATCAGGTGCGTAAATGTCAGCTATGTAATCATTCCAATAACGCTGATATATGGTCTTGTATGGTATGCTTTGAATGTACTGCAATGGCACTTCTTGTCCAAAGTTTAAATCTTCATCAGCAAGAGTTGGCTCATTGCTTGTGTAATGATTAAATAATTTAAAAAAACGTGATGGATAAGTACCGTTTTCATTATCGTACATATCCAATTTTATCTCATCATTTGTTTTGTAAAGTATTCTTGAACCTGGATTTACATAGGATCCAGAATCATTAATGAATTTTGGGATAGCTAAATTTGTATTATTAATCAACGCGCAAGGAGTTGAAAAGAATAACGTTTCTATTTTAGAATCATTAGTCGCAAAATCATTTTCAGCATCAACCAATTCCAATCTGCCATATACGCGATTACCTTGTGAGTTGTAAATGTTGTTCAGATAGTCATTTGATTGTTTATATGTCCAAATGTTTTTTGCTGCTTGATAATCGGCAGTTGATGTGAGTGTGATGTCTTTTGATATGTCTATTTTATTGCTCCAATCTTTGACATTTCCTTGAGATAAATACTCCATTATTGGCTTTAAAGTCAAAAGCTTTGGATTGATATCATCGGGAATAACCACCAAATTAAACATCTTGAATAGTGAACTCATAAACTCACTACATTTCATAACTGGAGCATTAGCAGACCAATCAATGGGATTACCCAATGTCTTTGATACTGATACACATTCCATATTCGATGGATAACTGTAAGGAATGGTTGTTTCAATACTTGTATCATTTAAAGTTAATACTCCAGCAGGTATATTTGGTGGTTGGTTAAACCATAACACCATCTCTACTGTTGTTCCAACCTCCAAAAAATATTGCGATGTTTCATTTTCTCCCAAACTAACACGGCCATTTGTATTGTTTATTCCAATTCCACCAATTCCAAATAGGTAATTATTTCCATCAGTAGAAGGAGTTATGAATTTATCACCATTTGTATTTGTTATTAAAAAACCTGCTGACATCCCATCAATGATTGGAGGGGGAGGTGCGGTAAAATCTTCTAAAATATTTAAAGAACCATTAATTATATAATTTCCAGTAAATGGAACGGTGTATACATTTAAACCACTAACGTTATTACCTGGATCATTGACAACAGTCATTGCAGGAATTGTGTAAATATAAATAGTTCCTCCATCTGCTAACGTAACTGTAGTGAAATCATTACTATCAAAAGCAATATTATCTATACCACCCTCAACACGAAAGACGGCAGTATCTCCATTGCCACCTATCATTGTGATAAAATTGTTTTCAGATGTAAATGGTATGTACATCTTGTCCAATTGCAGCGTTAAAGTTTGGCTTTCATCTTCATTTAATTCAAATCCGCTCAATGCGAAAATCTTATTAAATATATATCTTGCCCAAACGAATGGAGTTAACTCATTAACTTTAATTGCTTTTTGATACAACGCTTCAGCACTATCGAATGGGTTTAAATAAATAGACCTTCCATCCGTTGAATAGCTATTGCCTATCCAATTATTGCCCCTATCTGTTAAACCAAATTTAACTACGTCATCAAATTCAATAGCATCTATTGTGCTAAATGTAACGTCAAATGGATAGTCATTTTGAAGTTCAGATGCTATGTAATTTTTGAAATCAGCATCTCCAATGGTTTTGAAGAAATTCACCGTGTTACCAAAGAACACTATCTCCAAATCAGACACCTCACCATTGCTTGTGTATGCTGCTTTGAATTGCACATAGCCTTCTATAATTGGTATAGTGTCAACCGTAATGGATGCGTTGATTTTACGCTTGGGATTGAAGCCACTAAACTGAAATGTGTTCTCTTGAATGAAGCCAAATATACTTGCGTTAGTTTGCGTAAATGGAATTCGAAAAGTCCTCGAATAATTACCACGTGGTGCAAGGTCTTTGATGTCATTAAATGACCAATTCAAAGAAATGTTTTCATTCTCGTATAGGTCAACAAGTACTGGGACTTGATTATCTTGTGTGTATAATATTAATGCTGTTTCCATAATTAGCAACCGCTACCAGAGTAGACATTTATAGTTATTGTGCCGTTATATCCTGGGAATGTTAATCCTTGTTTTGCCATTATAGCATAAACACCTACACCAGTTGTCAAGTTGTAAGGATTCCAAACAAGATTAGCGAATTGCATTGTAGTCACGCTGCCATCTATCAACCAATCCCATCCATTGAATCCAGGTGCAGTTGCATACCTACCAAATGAGAAGCTTATCAACCCCGTCATTGGTGCGCTAAATGTTACCTCAACTCTATATGTTTGTCCAGTTATCAAACCATCAGGGTCATCAACCAAATGGTTAAGGTTGTAAAATTTCGCATAGTATTTAGCACCTGCATTTATACCCCATTGTGTTCCTTGAAACACAACTGGAAATGCACCTGGAGTGGGTGAAATATCGGTTAACTTACTTACTGCAACTGCATCAACTGTTGGCACTAATGTGCAAGGGTCAGGGTTAGGTAATGGGAATTCAGATAAAGGAACGTTTATAGTATCGTATTCATTTGCCAATTGTAGACGCAATGTCTGATTGTACTTTTTAAAATTGCGCTCACGCTTCATCAAATAGTTAGTGTCCTCCACAACAACTGGCAAGATGTTGTATCCATCTACGTTGTCATCCACCATCCACACTGATTTTGAATAGAATAAATCCTTCATCCATTTGAATTCAGATTCCGTTATCCAATCACTTGTTAAGTTAATAAATGTCTTAACTATTGGCTCACGCTCATTGATTGACCTTGAATAGTTTTTGGTATCAAATGGTGTTTCAACATTGGCCGTGTTATAGTTGCCTAAATAAGTCTTGTACCTTTTCTTTTCAACGTCAATTGAACGCTCATTCTTTTTGATAAAAGAGTAACTATCCCAACCACCCATCTGATTAAGCCAATAAACGTGAACTGGATTGTACTTACAATCTTCATCAACATAAAATCCATATTTGGCAGTTATTTCAGTTCCTTCATCGTCAATTCCAACAACAGTCCAAAATACAGTATCATCAGCTTGTGCTTGTGTGATGAATTCACCACCTATTAAGTTTTTTAAACCTACTGGAATATGAATTAACCCACCTTCCAAAAATTCCATTTCAATATCAAATGTCAAAAAATCATCATAGGTATTATCATATAATGTATATCTAAAATTAGTAATTGTGGCATACGGATAATTTTGATTTATGTACGTGCCATCATCAGCAATCCAAGAAAGAATTTTATATGCGCTATCTTGCGTACCCAATACATTTGACCTTGAGATGCGTTGCCAATTGATTACCTCATTTTGAAGGGATGCAGGAATATTGATTCGAGTGGCAACCGTTTCAGCATTGAATCCAATAGTGTTATCGTAGCATTGAGAAAGTGCAATGGGTTTGGTATCATTTGTACCCATTACCAAGTAATTGCTCTTGCCCTTTCCGTACACGCACATTAAATTATATGCAACTAAAACAGATGGGTCTTCAGTAAACACACCCGCCACATCATAGCCTTCGTACAATTCAATGGTGAAGTTGTTTACTAAATTATCATTGATTACAAATGCATCAGTAATCTGAATTATCACATCGTCACTATCGGGCAATGTCACATCAGTTCTGACAAGTTGGTTGAAGATTGTCTTTGCATTGAATACACCACTACCCACCGCATTAGGTGCTATATAAAATTTATATGACTCATTTGTAGTCATATCAGTTATCTCAACTATGTATTTGAAACCTGGATTAGCAAATTGATCTGATGTCATTGTAAATGAAACATCATTGTTGCTAAAACACATTCCAGTAAATGCGTCAATTCCTTGCGCTGAAAGTCCTTTAACCGCTGTATTAAATGCCATATCTTATACCTTTATTGTTCCTGCTAAATTTTCTTCGATTGCTATTGTGATTTCGCTTTTCAAAACCTCAATGAATTTGTCATTAAAATCAACCAACGTTTCATTGACTGCATCCCGATAGTAAAATAGGGGTTTGATTCCCCTTCTACCAATTGACATACTGATATTGTATGCAATTGCCTCCATTGCGTTTTCTCTCGCCTTTGGTGTTTTGAACTTTTTAAATGAGCCATTCTCATTGCGTGGTGAAATCTTTTTAATTTTCATCCATTGCAAGATTGCATCCGTTGGAGGTCTGCGACCTGGCTTCCTTCCTTCCTCTACATAGTAGGCATAATCCGCTGCTTTGCCCTTCGCAAAAAAATCAATGCGCTTATATCTATTGTCGTAACGAAATGCTAACGACTTGCGTAACGTATCAGATGCAACTGCTCTCCTTTTCTTTCCATTCACAGTTCGATAAACGCCAAGGTTGAGCATTGCCTTTTCGACAACCTCTTGACCAAACTCATTCATTAATTGTGTGAGTGGATTAGATGCCATTGATGAATTTTAAAAATGCCGTATTACTATCTGCTATAAGTAGGTCAACAAAGACTTCAACTCCTTTCACCTCCAATGCATTTCTGAAATCAATGTAGTCATCGCTCATATCCCAACCAAAAAAGATATTGTGATTTAAGACCTCCAATATTTGAACGTCACCTTGTGTTGTTATTGTGTATCTCATATTTCCAAAACTATTGAAACCCCAATTATAGCACCGCTTCCAGTACTCGCATTATTTGTTATTTTAATTCCAATAAAATCACCTGCTACAACTGAAAGAGTTGTTGTGGTATTTGAAAATACACCACTCAATGATCCTGCTGCAACTGTTATTACAAATGCTGAATCAACCCCACTTTTTCTGATAGTGTACACCAAACTGCCAGTTGCGGGTTGGTTACCATTATTAACGTAAAAGTTCTTCAAAGTCCCTGCAATAGGCATCAAATTTCTTCTTTGGAATTCAGATACAAATGCTACTGGAGCGCCGATAAAAAAACAACCATAAGTTGTCGCTCCTGCTGCTACTGTCGTACCCAATAAATTACCACTCAAGATGGATTGCGCTACTGATAATTTAGAATTCAATTGCGTTTGAATAGCTGAAGTCACACCACTTACATAACCAAGTTCAGTATCAGTTACTGAAGATATAGCTATCTTTCCACTTGCATTTGAAATTAAGGCTCTTGATGCAGTTAAGTTACTTGATGTGATTGTTGTTGCAGCTCCAGTTATTGTATCTTGTTTAGTTGATAGCACATTGCTATTTTCCCAAAGAGAATTTGATGAGTTGTATTTTAAGATGTCATCATTTGCAACTGATGTGATTTTGACATTGTGCAACTCTTGCAATTCATAACCATTTTGAACTCTCACATACATACGACCAGCTGCTCCTGCGCTTGCCGTTGTGCAAAATCCAAGATACACCAAATGATTAGGAGCAGTTGGTTTGACATTTGTAATTGTTCCTGCCGTTGCTCCTAAATAGATAGCATCTCCATCTGCAAAAGTTGAAGTAGGTAATGTGCTTAATCCATCAAGTAACCCATTGACGATTATTAACCCCTTTTGGTTAGCAGCTATTGAAGCTGACACTACCAATCCAACGGTTTGAGCAGATGTCGCATCTGTTGAGTTAGATGCAAGCTTCACAGTCAATCGGTCACCTTGTCCACCAAATGCGTAGACTGGTTGTCCTCTTGTAATTGTAACGGAATCAGCATTGGTTACATATGCAAGCAATGTGTTTGGTGCAGTTCCAATTACTTGAAACCCATTCATTCCCGTGTTGTAAATGCAGAACATTTCAGCACCATCAATGATGTCACCACCAATCAATAAGCCGTTATTGTTTCGATACAAATCTTTCGCTCCAAGCGAATTGATATTTAAGGTGCATCCAGTTGTATTGCCAATAGCAAATCTAATTAGATAGGCATCACCATCGTTATAGGCAGTCACACCTCCTATGGTTGTCGTGTAAGTATCAGTGCCTGAAGTTGTTCCCTTTGGAATACCACTACCGCCTCCAGGTATTGTTTTCCACGTGTTATCAGCTGCCAAATAATCGGTTGTCGCTGATGGGTTATTGGTTGTCCATTGTAGCTTCTTCATTAATCACGAATTACATCCAAAGTCAATTCACCTCCTGCACATAAAGTATTGGCAACCTCAATCGGCATTTCGCATCTTATCCTACCATCTCCATTGTCGTAATACGTTCCGTAATTTGACCAACAATAACAGACTTCAGGATTTTCACAAGATGGATTAGTGCCAGGATTAGTATTGAACAAAGCCACCAAATCAGTGATGTTGTCTTCTCCACCTCCGCTATAACATACCGCCACTTGTTCACCATCGCATAAGTAACGGATGGAGTTGTATACTGGATAAGCTTCAAAATCTACAACTTGCGAATAAACATTAATTGTTTGACCAGTATATGGTATATCACAAGCGTTCCACAAATAATCAACTGTGATATCAATGGACAATTGCACACCAGTTAAGACGTGGCTAAACTCCTCAATGAATGGTTGTGCTGAAATTGGTTTACCCAATACAACTGATTCATCGAAGATGCTACCGTTCTCCAACATCGCAACAAAGTCCCCTGCCAATTGAATACACTCGCTCATTGATTGCCTTTGATATTCAGTCTTTAACTCCTTATCACGTGGTATGTCGGAAAAATAGACATCCCACGAATAGGTTAATGATCCCGCATCAAATGAAAATGAGGTAGGGGTGACGTGCATCCAAGGCCATTCACCCTCCTTTTCCAAATCAGCTTGAGATATTTGGCCGTGTGTAAAACGTCTTATCAATGCGTGACTATTCGCAAATTGCTCGAACTTGCCAATGACAACGTTGTATGTGTAAAGAGATGAATCGCTCATATAGTTAAGTAGCTTTAGTGGTTCTTTTTAGTCAGCAATTGTTTCTGAAAATTAAAATAATCAATGCGATAACTCAAATGTGCAAAAATGGTTGAAGCTTGGGTGCTTGTAATAGCATCGAATTTAGTAACATCTCTATCGGCTAATTCTTCGATGACGTGAAACCATCCGTATTTATTTGAGAGTTCTGAAGTTGCAACTCCTGCTCCATCATCTCCATCGCCATCTTCAGATTCGTCATCACTTGTGAATCCAAATACTGAAGCGAAGTGTTCACCAATTCTCTTTCGATAGTCGAAAAAAAAACCAATGCTCCATTGGCAATTGCCAAAGGCATCTCGTTAAAGTCCTCTGCATTTTTGAGATGTGCTGAAGTGTACGGTTCTATTCCGTACTTATTCCCCAACTGATTTGAGATAGGTCTATAAAGGATGGCAAGTATCTTATTAAGATTTTTTGGAAAGTCTTTGCAGTTGGAATCCAAGTCAAGCCACTCACCAAAGCTAATGGCGTTAATGTCGGGTACAAATCCGTAGTCCTTCCATCTGTTTTGCTTGTTGGCTTGCGGCTGCTCAATGACTGACTTAAATGCATTTATTGCATTTTGCAATTGATCAGGTGCTAACTGCCTGACAAAGTCTTTTGACTGTCCGAGAATAGCGGACACTTGCCCTATTTCATTCCCCTCATTTAAAATGAAGTCAACGTACTGCTTCACCGTTATGGTGTTATAGTCAAGTGATACTTTTATCTTATTCATCTTTAGCAAGGTCTTTGGCAATTAACTTTATCCATTCATCGAATAGGTCAACAACATCAACCTTTGAAAGTCGTTTGCGTTGTCCTGGTTCTTTGAGCCACATACCAAATAGTATTGCCATCGTATACGTGTGCTTGATTTCTTGCTCTGTCATCTAATCTAATTTAATTTGATTTTCATTTATGATTTCGTAAAAACGTGTACGGAATTTATCCACACCTTCGAGTTCTTCGGATGGAAGATTTTGAGAGTTGTACTTTACCCAACTGCGCAGCTCCTGCTCCAACTCCCAAAACGTAACCCATAGTTTTCTTGATTGTTGGAACATTTGAAGTTCCTCATTGTCTTCCTCTGTGAATTCGTATATGACCTTCATAACTTTTGCAGTTCTAATTTAACAAGCTTATACCAATCATAAAAATCCTGCTCATCTCCTTCGCTCATTGTGGGGATATCCAAAGTTAAAATGATATTGATATGGTGCATTGCACAGTTAACCGCACGTGCATAAACACTACCTTCGTCTTCAGACATCTTTGACCTTACCATAGGCTTAAAGCTTCTGACTAATTCAGCAGCGTATTCTTTTGGCTTCATAACTTATCCGATATGATTATTTGCACTGGCGCATCTGCATCGCCAACGATGGTGTTTCTCGCTTGTTTTGGTTTGAAGTATTCCAAAGTCTTGAGGTAAAGTTCAGACGCTATCATCTTGTCCTCATCATTACGAGAGTTCCACAACTTGTCCATAAAGTCATTGAACTGCTCAGCTTGTTGACCAGTAATTGATTCGCCCAATGCCTCCCATTGCAAAGTCTTTTGACCTTTAGCACCTTGAGGTTTACCGTTTGGATTACCCGATTTTCCTTTTTCAAATGGCATATGCGATTGAATTTTATTGATACTTACAATTCCAATTTACTCTTAAAGTGATTAATTAACTGCTCCATCTTATGGTCATAGTATTTAGTAAAGGTAAGGAAACCTTCCTTATCTGCTTCCCATAGCTTGTAGAGAATGTTTCTAAGTCTTTGACCATTACTCTTTCGCTCTATCTCAAAGTCCGCTTTAAGGTCGTTCAAGATATCCCTTTCATTAGTAGCAAACTCCTCCTCTTTTATCGCGCAATAGACGAATGAATTTTGAAGGCTGAATAGTTGACCTGCAGTAGCTGGAGTTAATTCATTAGTGCCTATCACAATGGCTGTAGTTTTGTCCTTGCGACTTTTGATTGATTCGATTTGAGCGGGTAGAATTATCATATATCAAAGTTACTAATTTTTTTAAGATAAGACCTAATTATTAATAGTTATATATATATATAAAGTAATTAATCTAGAGAATAGATCCTGAACCAAAAGGGAATGAGAATATCCTACTGACTTTTATATCAGTTATCACTCCCTTTTAATGATTAAGACAATCAATCTGTCGAATGAGTCCCTCACCTTCAAGTTTCAAAGTGTCACCGATGACCTTTGACCTGGACACTACTTTAACACGATTCTCGGCTCGTGTGATGGTCTTGCGGCTTTGTCCTTAATGCTACCGCTGCGCTTTGCCATCATCCCCTTGTAACGCTACTCCTTTTACCCAAGCGTATTTACACCGCCAATAAAAAGAAAATCCCCCAATCATTATAACTGTTCAGAGCTAAAATGAAAGGGGGAATACCTAAAGCTTCTGAACACTACAAAGATAGTAATTCAGTGCAATGGTTGCTTATAAAGTTAATCTTTAGTTTTGAACAATTCCACTATTGTCATTGCCAATACCACTGGCCAGCAAAATGCCGTGAACAACATACCCAAAACATTTTCAACTGTAAAACGTAGGGTTTGCCTTAGGATCATCACGGCCATCAGTCCAATAAGTAATAAGGCGGTCAGTAAATAACACGTAAAACAAAAATGTAGCAGGCTCATCATATTCCTGATTTTCTTGATTTTCTTCCACGTTTTTTAGGTTGTGGGGTTTGTTCTTCAGTAAGTAGCACCTCTTCCCTTTTTAGTTGGTTATTGAGTTCGCTAATTATCTTATTTACGCAAGGCACACAACTGCTCGTCTTTGTGTTCGTACCCTTCATCAATGTGTCCAATTGCGTTAATAGCTTTCTATTGCCATCAGATAAGACATTGGTGCGCTTTACCTCATCTACTAATTGCTTCGCTTGTTCTACCAGTTCTGCGTCTACAATTTTAGGCCACTTACCCGCAGGACAATCCGCAAAGGTCATCTTTGTTTTAAGGTCAAGAAAACACCCACACGGTTTGAAGGTCACTCCGTCTAGGGTTACGGGTTGGGAGAATGGGTTTAACTTGTTTAATGGCATCCCACACGTGCGAGTTGTGGAATTGTACACGGGGCATTCTATGCAGATATGCATCCGTTCATTTGCCATTTGGATAATCTTATTGATCATATTACAATAGCTTTTCTTATTTCGTTTTTAGCGTATTTGACAAAGTTATAGAGTGCCTTCTTTGGGATTCCAGTCTCATCAGATAAGGTCTGATAACTGAAATCATTTAAGGCATAAAGGTAAAAGACTTCACGCTCGAGCATTGGCAACCGTGAAATCAAGATATCTAATTGTTCATTGGTTATGCGATCACCTAACCACACCTCCACACTTTCAAAATCACGCAGTTGTGATTCAGTTGGTTCATCACTCATTTGATTGAACTTCCTGATAGTGTTATGGTAGTGGCTGCGATTAGACCAGTGCGCTATCTTTAATGCGTGGTTAATGTAATGTTCTGAATTCTTGATAGTGGATTTATTTTCGAAGATGCACAGTAGCGTATCGTGCAGAAGGTCATCTGCCTCATAGACATTGCCACCGCACAAGTTAATGGCTAACCTGCGATGTTGCTCATATTGCGCCCTTGAAATAATCATCTATAACTTTTATGGCCTCATCAAAACCTTTTACATAAGTAGCATAATAACCCCTTTTGTTCAATTCCTTGATCCATTCCTTCTGCTCCTTACTAACTACACCCTTTTCGGTTTTAACTTCAATAAAGAGGCCAAAGTATTTGCCAACTGGCTCACATATTTGGAGGTCGGGAAAACCTTTCACGTATCCAGTTGCCTTCATCTTGATCGCTTGCTTCATTGAGGTGAACATTCCGCCTGCTGAAGCGCAATAAAGTGCATTTGGATACATTATTTTGATATGCTGAATGATTAAAAATTGCACTCCTGCTTCACCTGCAAAGGGTTTTTTCGCTCTTGGCTTCATTGAATGTAGTATTTTACCTTTCACGTGACTAATTTAATACGCATTTTTGATATTCATATAAAAAAAATTGCTATCTGAAACCCGCATAAACATTGGAAAACTAAAAATATTTTAATTTTTTTCTTGACACATTAAAATTTATTTCTATATTTGCCAAACAAACAACGAAACAATTAAACAAATGCAAACACAAAGAATCAATCAAGTTAAGCAAATGATCTCAACAGTTGCTGGTATCAATGTAGATATGTCAATCAGAGATAAAAAAGCTTTCACCTTTCACTTTGAAGGTCAAAACGCAAAAGCAATGAATAATATCATTAACTTTTTCAAATCTTCTAACGCAATGATTGAAGGTTCTTATGATTCAGAAATAGACTACACAATGATTTTTGTTGACGTAGCTTAAATAAAAATGGGGGGTGCGGCTCTTGAACGCACATCACTAAAAAACAAACAAACAAAAAAACAACAGTTATGTATCAAGTACACATCAAAGAAGGAATCAATGCAGAAGTTCGCAATTATGATTCATTATCAATCGCTAACCGCTATGTAATCGAAAAGGCATCAAGTATGGATTTGCACTACGGTTACGATGCAGACGGATGGGCATTTGCTCACGATGGCGAAGAAAGACCAAATACTGAAATATTTATTTTTCAAGTTATCTAATATGCAGTACAAAAAAATTGAGATCTACGGAAAGAACCTTGAGGATTTTGAATTGAAAAGAAATCTAATTGGAAGCGGAATTTATCTTTTGGATGCAAAAGAAGCAGCAGCTATAAAACACTTTTTACAGTTGCATATTGAAAGGGGAATGTATAGTTGGATTTTGGACTTTAACGAATCCGTTAATTTATTAAATAAAATAAATAATCAAATTAGTTATGAAGAAATTAGATAGCACCTACCCACGCAAGTTCATCTGCGTACAATCTTCGAGTTATCCAAGTGAGCAACTTGATTTTAACGCAATCGCTCAACACATTGCGGATGCGTCACCACGCAAACCATTTGAAAGGATGGAGGCACTGCTCAAAGAAAAAACATATAAGCGATGAGTCAGTTTTACGATGAGTTTGCGAATGATGCAGAACGTGAACAAAAGCAATGTGTCTATCAATACTGGAAGGAATTTGAAACTGGCAAGCCTCTATCGTATCGTGAACGCAAAAGAGAGGAGTATGAATTAAGTCAAGGAAGGCTAATCACAGTTGCATACAAAGGAGTTATGATGCACATTGACTTTGAAACCGATTTAGAAAAAAAATATAGTGAAATAATTAAAAACCAAAATAAGATGAAAACATCAAAAATCAAGTCCATCCAAAACGATGGCACGTGGAAAGACCTCTTTAAGTTCGAGGTTCAAATGGAAAACGGTGATGTCGGTGGCGCATTTGCCAAGACACAAGTACCCAGTTGGAAAGTTGGGGATGAAATGAACTACGAGTATGAACAAAAAGGAAAGTTTTGGAACATCAAGTTTTTGCAATCCAACAAACCTGCGTGGAATGGTGGAACTTCTGCTCCCAAATCTTATGGCAAAAGTCCTGAAGATAAAGCAGACATCGCACGTGCCGTAGCTTTGAAGGCCGCCGTTGATTTGCACAAAGGTGAAGGTGAACCGATGGAGAAACAAATTGGAATCATTTGCGCTACGGCTCAAGCTTTTGAAGTGTATCTTACTACTGGCGACAATCCTTACAAGGATGCCATTATGGATGGCAAATTGTCAAACGCTGATGACCTCCCTTTTTAAGGGGGGTTATCACATTTGATGACCCGAAAGAATTTATTGATTACTTAAAAACACTAATATGAAATTTCGAACACTAATTAAAACACACTTTGCCAATACGCAGGAATTCGCGAGAGCGATGGATGTAACGTGGCCAACTGGCAGGAAATACGAAAGCTATCCGCTAACGATGTCAATACACCATATCGAAAAGCTTTCAAAACTTATCAACGTGGACAAATGCGAATTGATTGAATTGGCAGTTGCTGAAAACGAAAACGAACACGAACCTTCAATTTACTGCAATGAATGATTTATTACTGAAGGTCATTGACAATATGCGAGTTCAAAGTAAAAGTCAATTTAGAAACTTGCGTGAATTGTTAAACCCCGAACTAATTCCCGAACTACTCGAAAATTTAGATGAGTTGGTGGACAAATTTGATAGCCAAAAAACATTGAACGACATCCTTTACCAGTGCTGCGAGGAGGTGTATGGGGTTAGTCCTGAAGATATCCACGAAAAGTCACGCAAAAGAAACATTGTTGATGCACGTGGTATGTTTATTACGTTCCTTTTTTTAGCTGATGGTAATCTTACTTGGCAAAGGATTGCACAACAATTCGATCAAGACCACGCTACCGCTATCCATTGCACTCGAAAGTTTTGTGAGTTGTATGGAACGGATGGGGAATACCAGTTCAATGCGAATCAATTTTTTGAAACGTTGGAAAAATATGGGTATAATTGCAAAGAAACTAAACGATTAATAAACTATGGACAACCTTACTTTACTCTCAAAGGTAGCATCACTGGAAGAGAGGATAAAAAGACTCGAAGAACTACTCCCGAAGAAATTAGCCGTGTCGCATTTCATTGTGCCATCACTTGAGGAAGTCGCAGACCACTTCCTTGAAAAGATGCCACACGCAACTTCAGAAGATGCGCTCAACTTTGCTGATGTTTTCATCTCCCATTACACAAATACGGGTTGGAAGTACGGCAAGAATAAGATGAAAGATTGGAAAGCAGCAATGCGATCAGCTTGGGATCTAACGAAATTTGTAATAACTAAAAATAATCACAATGACACAATTGGTAGAATACAACGGACAAGCTTACAGCAATGGCTTGACTCCTAACGAGAAGGCATACCTCCAAGCGCAGGAACAAATCAATCTTGGCGATTGCACACTCTCAATCTTTAAGCAAACGCTATCCTATGGAATCGTGCTATATGGCATCAAGACTTTACCTTCTGATGAGGAAACGAACTTACTGTATGGAGTGATTCAAGGGCATTATAGATACGTTACAATTGGTGAGTTAGCACTTGCCTTCCAACTCAATGCAGTTGGGCAGGATTGGCCACGTGTGGAATGCTTTGGACTTATGTCGGTTGCCTTTCTTTCTGATGTATTGAAGCAATATTCAGAATACAAGATGAAGATGAATCTTGCCATTGATAAGAAGAAACAAAAGCTATCCATCCCTGCACCTTCCATTGACGAATCCACTCCAGTTAATTGGCTACAAATGTTTACTGATGACATTCAAATGTGGAAAGAGAACAAACGTGACTATGTGTTGATGCTTGCACCGATGAAGCTGCGCAAGTTATATGAGTTGGGTGCGTATACCGATGAAACGTGGAGCGATGACGAGTGGAAACGCTGGCAATTTATGTCGTACAAAAAGACACTTGATGCAAATCAGATGAGCGACTATAAATTCAAGAAACTTGATAAGCTTTCCAAAGACCGTATCAAAGAAGATTATCAAGCTGAATTATCACGACTTGTGTATGCAGATATAATGGATAGTCACATCTTACAACAAAAGGCAAAAGAAAAACTAAAAAACTAAGAAAATGGAATATGATTTATTTGGACAACCAATTATTAAAGATGAAATATTAAGAGATAAATTCATTGAACCACCTTTTAGTATTTTAGATACAAAAAGCGGTAATTGGCAAAAAAGAAAAAAGGCTTGGATTTCTAAAGGTATTCAAAGTGAAGTTGGAAGAGATGCAAAAGTTATAAATATGGATACAATAGCCAAAGAAAAAAACTCTGCTGAATATGTAAGTATTTTTGATCCTGCTCTTTGCGAAGTTTTATATCATTGGTTTTGTCCTCAAAATGGTAGTATTTTAGATCCATTTGCAGGCGGTTCGGTTCGTGGAATTGTAGCCAATTATTTAGGATATAATTATACTGGTATTGACATAAGGCAAGAACAAGTTGATAGTAATCGAGAACAAGCAATAGATATTTTACCAATAGATAAACAACCTCAATGGTATGTTGGAGACTCAAACGAAGTTTTAAATGATTTCAATAAAGAATTTGATTTTGTTTTTTCTTGCCCTCCTTATGCTGATTTAGAAGTTTACAGTGATTTAAAAGGTGATATTTCGAATATGAATTATATTGAATTTATGAAGGCTTATGAAAGTATCATTTATAAAAGTTGTAAGTTATTAAAAAAAGGTGGATACGCTTGTTTTGTCGTGGGAGAGGTGAGAGATAAAAACGGTTATTATATTGGATTTGTCCCAGATACTATTAAAGCATTTGAAAAATGTGGTATGAAGTTTTACAATGAAGCTATTTTATTAAATGCTATTGCAAGTGCAAGTATGAGAGCAAACGGAAATATGAAAAGTCAAAAACTTGTTAAGGTTCATCAAAATATTTTAGTATTTAAAAAACCATAAATGAAAATTGAATTTCACGAAAAGCAAATAGCAGCTCTCAACGCATTGGCAATAGATAGCGACATTAAACAAGTCCTTTACGGGGGTGGAGTTGGTGGAGGGAAAAGTTTTCTCGGATGCGATTGGCAAATAAAAAGACGGTTAAAGTACCCAGGTACACGTGGCCTCATTGGCCGTGCTGAATTAAAAAAGTTGCGATTAAGTACAATGCAAACATTCTTTGAATTGTGCGCTCATCATAATTTGATTGCAGGAAAACACTACAACTACAACGGACAAGACCACGTCATTACTTGGTTCAATGGAAGTCAGACAATCTTAATGGACTTGGCAGATACCCCATCAGATCCCGAATTTCAAAGGTTCGGTTCAATTGAGTTAACGGATTATTTTGTTGATGAAGCAGGGGAGGTGAGTGAAAAATGCGTGAATATCTTGGCCTCACGTGTGAGATACAAGTTAATCAATGACAAACCAAAGGGACTGCTAACCTGCAATCCGCATAAAGGATGGCTCTATCGTGAATTCTTTGATGCTAAACGTAGCGGATTAATAAGGTCAGACCGTGAATTCATACAAGCTTTACCAACGGACAACCCGCACGTGTCACCAGTATATCTCGAATCTCTTTTATTACTGCCTGAAGTAGACCGCAAAAGACTTTTGGAGGGGGATTGGGACTACGATGAAACGAAAGATAGACTTTATGAATACGATGACTTGTTAAGATGTTTCCGCACTCCTGCCAATTCCAACGTTGATAAGTTCATTACTGCCGACATTGCACGAATGGGAGACGACAGGACAGTTATTGTCGTGTGGAATGGATTACACGCTGAAACATTTGTAGTCTTAAAACACAAACCAATTAACGAAGTTGTGGATACGATTAACCAGTTGGTAAAAAGTCACGGTGTGAAGCTTTCAAATGTGCTTTGCGATGAGGATGGTATTGGTGGTGGTGCAGTTGACTACCTTAAATGCAAGGGATTTTTGAACGGATCAAAATCGGTGCGAGATAACTATATGAATCTTAAATCTGATTGCTATTTTAAGATGGGTGAACTCATCACAAATAACCTCATCACATTTGAGTCAACTCACAAAGATACGATTGTCAAAGAACTGGAGATGATTCGCAGGGAGAAGTTGGATAGTGATGGAAAGTTAAGAGTGACTAACAAAGAGGACTTAAAAAAACGTCACGGAATATCTCCCGACTTTGCAGATGCAATAATGATGAGGGCATTTTATGAATTAAAAAAGAACTTTGGTAAATACGCATTCGCATGATTATAGGTTGGTTTAGTTGTGGAGTGACATCCGCTATTGCTTGTAAATTAGCAATTGATGAATTTGGAAAAGACAATGTAAGATTGTTCTACATTGAAATCGATTCAGCACATAAAGACAATGAACGCTTTATTTTAGATTGTGAAAAATGGATGGGTGTTAAAGTGGAAAGAAGAAGATGTATTAAATACAAAGACCAGTTTGATGTCATTGAACAAATAAAATACGTTAATGGCCCAACTGGTGCTGCGTGTACAAAGGTTCTAAAAAAAGATGTGCGTATTGCAATTGAAAAAGAGGTTGAATTTGATGGACAAATATTTGGTTTTGAATTCTCAAAAAAAGAAATTAATAGAGCCATTAGATTTGCTGAACAATACCCAAGTTCAAAACCATTATATCCGCTCATTGATAAGCAAATGACAAAGCAGCAATGCGCTGAATTGCTTTTAATGAATGGTATTGCATTGCCGAAAATGTATGAATTAGGATTTCATAACAACAATTGTATTGGTTGCGTTAAAGGTGGTAAAGGTTATTGGAATCACGTGCGTAAACACTTTCCAAATGAATTCGAAAGAATGGCAAAAGCTGAAAGAGTAGCTGGGCATTCGTGTATCAAAAATAGATTCTTAGATGAACTGCAACATAATGAAGGTAAACACGAACCTCCAATTGTTCCCGACTGTGGAACATTTTGCGAAATTGAATTTGCAGACCTTATTAGTCCCAATACCGAAAAGATTTTGAATGGCTACACAACTATCAAACAATTAAAATTATTTTGATATTGTAGAAATTTATTTATATTTGCAACAACTAAAAAAACAATATGGAACTAAACAAACTAATCAAGATGCAAGGAGAAATCTACGCATCATTTGGAAATGATGACGATATGAGTGGTGAAGCTTATTTCGCATTTGTCGCAGGTGCAAAGTATGCACTTGAATTAATCAGCAAACAAATACAAGACGAGTTATGAAAAACAAAATTACAATTGAAGACCACGAAAAGCTGAAGGTGCTTAACCTACTAATGTGGTTACAAGCTTCACTCTACGCAGCTGATGAGTGCGAGACAGTCAAATGGTTCTATAACCATCAAACAAAGATGCTTTTAAAGAGGCTCAATGATTCTATACAAAAACAACACGGAAGAACAATAGCCAGTTTATGGGATGTTGATGGCACTTTACTTCCAAATGTTACTCAACAAATTGGTGAATTTACAGAAGAGATGGCTACCTATGGCTATTGGATGCTACCCGAATTGACGAAGTTGATTCAAAATGCCAAAGAAGAATCTGAAAAAGTGGAGGTAATTGATGAGAAAGAAGTGCTTTAGTTGTAACCGAAAGTTCCCATTGTTCTTTTTCTCAAAAGACAAGATGAAATATCAAAGGCCAAGTGACCACAAAAGAGTTAAGTGTTGCAGAATTTGCAACTACTTAAAATGGAGTAAAGATGGGGAAGGTTGGTTCTTTGATTATTCAATAGGTAAATTCACAAAAGAAATATTTAATTCAAAATTTAGCGTATTAAAAAGAGTAATAAGATGAATATAACACACGATTTCGACAACTGTCAATCAGACATTTACAAAGAAGTAATAACCGATCTAATCTCACGTGAAAAGATGGGGAGAATGAAGTACGGCACAACGGTGGATAAAGCGAATTTATCAGAGAAAGAATGGATGCAGCACGCCTATGAGGAGGCTCTTGATTTTGCTATCTATCTAAAAAGAATGATGAACAATAAAAAATAATAACTATGCTATTTTTATTTGAAGATGAAATTCAACGATATGAATTTTTAGAAAAAGAAATAAATGATAAAGTTGATACAAGAATGCCAGTTGAAAAAACTGATTTAATTTATCATATGGAGTATCTTAAAAAAGATTTGGAATTGGATGCTGAATGTTTACGATTAACTCAAGATGAATTTATCCAACAACATATCAATCATAAAAATCTGAGGTATATTGGAAAAGAGATTGATAGGCAGGAGAGGGAAGAATATATGCGATTCAAATTTGAATTATATAACGTGCAACAAGATTACATTGATATGGTTGATCAATTGGAAATATTTGATAAAAGAATTGGTAAAGGATATGATTATATCGTAAAAAAATTCCCGAAAATAGACACTCGTAATTTGTATGTGAATGGTATTGATGGCTGTCTTTATCTTGGCGAAAGATTAAAAAATGAAGATGAGCCAAGAATGTTGGGTGCATTAGCACCTGGAGCAATGATTATGAATGAGAAAGAATATTCGAATCTAATCCAATCAATTAAGGATGAAGTAGGCCAATGAAATCACATTAGCACCCCCAATCAAAAGAGTGGCATTGCGCCACTTTTTTTTTGACCTTAATTCCTCATTTAACTCCTCACTTAATCCCTTATTTTGCTCCTCTAATTGTGCAATATATCGCACATTATGCTCATTAAGTTGTGCATATGTATGAATTATGCTACGATTATTCTTATTTAATTCAATGTAGTAATCCAATGAGCGCACACCCAAGACAACCAACCTACGTTCAACGCTCAAAGAATCCAGCTCCTTCCAGTTCAATGAGTCTTTGTATTGCCCTTGCGTATGCGCTATCAATGGCAGTGCTATCCATAAGATAGATAGTATCAATGTCCTTTTCATAAATCGTTTTAAGTTTAGTGCGTTCAATGGTTAGCGTGTCTATTGTCCGCAAATATGCGGTGATGGTATCTGAAGTGGTTACAATTTGTAACCGACTGGGTGCAGGTCTGCATAATAAAATACCAATAGCAATACCGATACTAATAGATGCGACCTTGATGAATACGATAGTTCTTAACGTGAAAATCTTTTCCATTCCCTCTTGTTATTATGGCAAATCCGTGGTTGTATTTTGAATAGGGGTTGTAATCTGGACTCAACTCGGAAAGGCAAGCGACACCCCAACACGTTATCACCTTTCCATTTACATCACGCTCCGTGTGTTCCGCAGTTTGGTGATGATGTCCGCACATTGCATTTGCTTTTGTCTTTAAGAACAACCCACGTGCTACGTTAACTGATGGCATAAATTGTTTACCAAATTCGTGGCCGTGAAAAATGGATAGACCGCCAACATTCAATTTGTTTTTACCTTCAATCCATTTCACATTGTGCTTATCCAAGTGGCAAAGAGAGGAAAAATCAAAGGCATCAATATCAACTAATTCTGGAGCTTTCACTCTCATAAATCTCCAGTATCTTTCTTCGTGGTTTCCTTCCTTGTAAATGATTTCTGCGTTGGGGAAATTTTGTCGCAATTCGTAAATGAAAGTCCTCATTGCATAAAGTTCCTCTTTGAATTTGCGCTTCTTTGGATCCTTAACAAAATCAGATAATTGATGGCAGTCAAGTGCATCTCCATTTAAGATAACCGTATCAACATTCTCATCTATTCCACTTTGTATTGCAACATTCAAAGCCGCAACATCGTGGTATGGGATATGAATATCGGATAGAATCAAAATCTTTTTTCCCTTGATGTCAATGTGCTTGCGACCTTTGGCATACGACTTGGGTAACTTGAAAGGATTGCGTGGTCTTTCCTCTGATTTGTACAAAGATTTATCAGTTGTTTCTTTTCGATTTCTTGCACCATTCTTCCCCTCAATTCTACGCAATACACTACGTGCATCTTCTACTCCCAAGAACGTTTCAAAGTGTTCCTTTGATAGTTTCTTCGCCAATGTTAAAGTTGGTGTATCAGGAAAACGCTCACGCAATTCTCTTGCGATTTTTGTCTTTTGACTTTCAGCCATATGTTATTTTTAGAATGGTTGGTAAATAGTTCTACCCCCACTCTTAACTGCACGTAAAATCTGACCTCTATTCCCTTCTTTGTTGTAACTTACGTGTACCCAAGATGGTGCATTTTCACTACCAAATTCCCATATTAATTGGTCAAATGTACAATTATTTCTGATGTAATCAAATATCTCTTTGTTATTTAAACCACCGTGAATATCTGCATCAATATCCAAAGCTTTGCCCTCCATATGTTGGCTTGACTTACTACCGCCTATGCGTGTATTAAGTTCGATGCTTCTGAACCCACTACTGATACCAATAGGTTTTCCGAAATGCTCACGCACTTTATCAAAAATGTTGGTGCATACAAGCTTTAAGTTATGCAATTGTTCAGCGTTTGGAGTATTACCAATTCGCAAGGCTTGTGCTTGGTTGCTATGCGTTACCTCTTTGTAGCTTACGTACTTACTTATCTTTTCCATCGGTCATCGCAT